CTTAGAAGCTGTATAAGTTGGGTACTTTGGTGCACCTGGCTTATCAGATACTAGCTCTACTTTAATACGAAGACTACAACCTTCTTCACTTAAGTCGAAGATCTTTGCACCGAACTCTTCTGAATCGTCACCGTTAATAGCCGATTGAATAATCTTGTCTAGCTGCTTACCATAACGTAATACTTTAACAGTACCGTTATTTTCTGGTTTCTTAGGATCGTTTACAACGTAAACGTTAACTAACCAGTTTTCTTTACGACGCAGGTTAGCTTTAGCGCGGTTTTGTTCATCTGGTGTACCATCCCGTAATACCTTAAAGTAAAGTTCACTTACAGGGCAACGATCACCCCATGTAGTAGGTGAAGTAATGCTAGCATATTGACCAGTAGCAATACTATTCCAACCATGATGATAATAATGAAGAATCGTTTCTTCTGGATTCTTAATATTAGGTAATAAACGTACTATGTAAGGCTTTTCACTAGGTTCTAATGATAGTAGATTGCGGTAAGCCGAACTACCGCCTGATTTGTTTTTAGCTTTGTCTACAGCATTTTTAATGCTTTCGAACATATTTGAGTTATAAGGTTTCATATTGAATGATATGTTATATTAGTATGTTATTGTTTTTTATCAAGCGAAAGTTCATTTATTCTCTTTAATCCTTCAGTAATAATTTTCTTAGCACGATTTGAGTTATTCAATCTGATTTTAAACTTGACGATATCATCTGCAACTGTTTTAAGATAGATTTCTCTATCTTGAGCTTGCATGCTATTGAAAATCGATTCAAAACCGGGAAGTGACAGTAGAGTGTACAAGTTTAAGTGTTTATTTCTATAATCCTCTAAGCATCTCCAAGAATAACCGTTCTTTGAGTTACTATACTGATTTAATGTTATCTTTTCGTTAAGACAAACAGTAGCCAGGTACTTTAATGATTCAAGTATATGTTTAATGTGGCTCTCAGTATCGGGTAGTTCTTCGGCCCTCTGTTTTTGTAGCATAGAGTAACAAGCGATGGCTTTTTGCGTGAGGTAGAAGTTGAGCGGGAAGTGTTCTTCGTCTTTGTAGATGGCATAGGGTGCTAGTAAAAAGTCTTTAATGTTTATTTGTGGGAATCTCTTAAAAAACATGTCTAAACGCACACACAAGATACCGTCTGGGGTTTTATCAAACCCCTCGAAGTCTTTACGCGCTTTCCAAGGCTTGTTCATATGCCCTCTGGAAACGCTTAAGTATGTATTGTAAACTTGTTCTAGGCTCATTAAAGAGCTATGATTTTAATATCTCTCTCACTACTTTGCTACGGCAAAGATTGGAATTGTACTTAAGAAACAACAGTATTGCTTCTCTTTCACTATCAGTATCAGTCAGTTCCATGAAAATCTTACGGTATGATTTATTTTTTACTATATATGAAAATATAGCGACATTATTGAGTTTTTTATTGTGAATAATGGAACAAAACGAACCAAATTTAATAAGTTCCACTTCCAACTCATCTCTAGCTATTTGGCTTAGAGGGTTTTCTAAAACTGATTCTTGTAAAGCGCCTACTATTCCAGACATGTTACGTGATAGGCGTAAGCAGCTTGGTGAAGCCTAAAAACGTTTCCGTTAGTCTACCACCTGCAGCATACTCGTGACCTCCTCCGTCACATATTTTTGCAGCCAACTTTGACAAGTCGACTTCACATTTTTTATTTTTGCGAAACGATACGTGTGAGTTATCAGTATTGACAAAGAACACAATATCAGCTGGGTGGGTGTTTAAGATATGATCGCAAATTTCGTTAACAAACTTGTTACCTGTAGTACCGTATATTACTCTATCTTTTCCTCCTACAGAAACCTTACCGGTAAATATTTCTAAGTTAGCTATAGCTCTATTCTTACGGTCTACAAACTCTTTAATAATAGCTTTTTCTTGAGCGTTAAATGGGTAAAAACCTTTATAGTACTTGTCTAAAAATATCTCTGCACGTTGCTTTGTAGATGTCTTCTGTGTATTTGTATAAAGACAGTTTAGTTCGTACGTTTCAGGTAACTTAAACTGGTAGCAGTCATAATCATCTGCTAAACCAATAAAGTACTTTTGCATTGGTTTTAGATCTACTTTGTCTTTAAATGTGTTGTACATTAGCTTTGCACAACTAGTAGTCTCTGTTACTGTGATAGAAGCGTTCTTGTACACATCTTTTGCTTTAACATGTGTTAAGTGATGGTCAATAACCACTACATTTTTTCTATCTACCAAGTCAGCGTTCTTAGCAACGTCTAAATCTAAAATATAAATTTTATCAAAATCATTAGCGTTGTTTTGATCTAAAAACGTTAAAAAGTCTCTACGGAAGTTAGTTACTGTTGTAGTCTTAAATGCTAACTGTCCAGGCTTTGCACCTAATGCCCAATGTAGCATTAATAGCGATGCAACCCCGTCTAAATCGAAGTCTGTAAAAACGTATATCTTGTTTAAGCTCACTATAATCTATTTAACCTACCGACTTATATTTTCCAGCTTATTTTCTAAGTCAGCCAGCTCATTTAAGCCACCACCGGATTTATTATTAGTTAATCCAACATAGCCTTTTTCTTCGGTTAGCGATAAAGTAGTATAATCAATACGCATTGCAGTAGCTCCGTGTTTAGGACCTAAACGGTTCTTTACTCCGGCTACTTTAATAATACCTAAGTCCTGGTCACCCTCTTCTTGATAGATAGCCCAAACAACGTCTGCTGTAAAAGCTACACCTAAGGATTCACTTACGGTATCCAGACTTGGTTTCTCCATACCTTCACGGTTAGTTTGAATAGCACTAACTACAGGCATATTGAAGAAATATGATAAAGCTCTTAATTCTTCAGCAGCTACCTTACCTTGTTCATAAGAGTTCTCACCCTGTGACGCCTTTATTAGTCCAAGATAGTCTATAACGAGTATATCCGGTTTTATCCCAGCCTTTACTAAAGACTCAAGATAGGCCTTAATACCTGCTACGGTAATGGATTTCGGCGGGAATTCCTTGATGATTAACTTACGCTTATGTGTATCAGTTACACCTTTAAAGTATGTATCTAACGAAGTTACTTGATCCTGAATATTGTTAATAGGGATTTTAGAAAGATGGCTACTAATACGTTTAGCATACATCATTTCAGGCATTTCTAAAGATATAAGAACTGTAGTTAAGCCTTTATTAGCCATATTAGCTGCTACATTACCCAAGAAGATAGATTTACCCACGTTAGTCGGTCCTAAGAATAGATAAAGTGCTCTACCGTTCTTCATTAAACCACCACCTATCTTATCGTCAATAAACCCCCACCCAGTAGGTAATACTTCACTCTTTGTACCTAACTCTGTAATAATTTTTTCGTAATCACCGAAAAAGTCTAAACCAATATCACTAACTAAAGTAATATTACAAGCTTTTTCAAATAAACCTAAAAACTTAGAGTAATCTACGGACTCTTTAGATAAATCATCTGCTATCTTTAATACAGTGTTGTATACAGCTTTTTCTTTAAAAAACGTTTCAGTATTAGCAATAAGCTCATCCATATTGAGCTTTGTATCGTATTGCTTATATGTGGTTACTGTGTCTTTAAATAACTTTAAATCTTCTTCTTTACTAAGATATGTTTTAATCTCAGTAATGGTAGGTAATACTTTACGTTTTGCGTAAAAGTCTTTAATAATACCTATAACAAGCCTATTACCAGGGTTCTTAAAGTTATCTGGTGTTAAATGATCGTATACAAGTGAGGTATAGTAAGAGTTCGTTAAACATTGACATGCTACAATGTTCTCAAAGAAATCACTATTAACTTGCAGGCTGTTCTTCTTCATACCTTATTATTATATATTAAAGATAAAAAAAGCTAAGGTTGCCCTTAGCTTTTCTTTTTATTCTTTTGTAAGCTCTTCAGCTTCGTCAAGAACTGGGTTACTTGACCCGTACCCGACTTTCTCTTTAAGAGTCTGTTCAAGTACCGGCAGTACCTTATTGTCCCAAAACTCGGTATCGTTTTCCCAAGTCTTTCTGTAACCAATCTTTTCACCATTGAGTTGAAATGTAGCACCGGTTTGCTGTATAACACCAAACGCTACTGCCATATCAGCTAAGCCTGCATAACGACTTAAACCAGTACGGAAGTTATTGTATAGTTCTGCCTTTAAGAAAGCAGGTACAAAGCGGTTCTTTACTGTCATTGCTGACAATGTAACACCACTTACGTTATGAGCTACAGCGATTGATTCTTGTCCTTCGTTTTTATCAATCTTCTCGTTTCTAGTCGCAAGCT